ATGGATTTGGTTAGATCAAAAGACATACCTCAAAATATAAAAGATAAATACGAGGCTACTACACTTTTAAAAAAGTTCTTGGCTCTAGACGTATTGACGACCTTTGGTATAACGGTCAACCTTTTTTCTTAGATAATAAAGGTGGTGGTAGGTACTCACCAAAAAATCGTTACCAAAAATATGGTACAGATGGAAGACGACGTGCTTCAACTAATCAACAATCTTTATCATTAAACGATTACCTAGATTACGCTAGAAGAAATGGTTATGAAAGGTCTAGAGCAGTTCAATTATTTGAAAAGAATCAAGCAGCTTTAACACAATTACAAGCTACTAAAGGAAACAAAGCATACGAGCATTTTACTCCTACTACATCCAAAACATATGGTGGTGTTGAACATTGGAGAAACTTAGGTCATCTAGATAAATCTAGAAACTCATCAAAGGGAGATAAATTAATGTCTCCTGAAGATGCACGTAGATTGAGAATCCCTTTGTCTAAACAGTCTGCTCTACAGATGGATTTTAATGATGTTGATGATGTTCCAAACAAAATGGAATCAGTTGTCAAAGCAACCCAAAAACCTGGAGTTAAGACTGCTCAAACAAAAAATAAAAATAAGCAGTTTGCTAGGCGTAGATTAGATTCACTTAGACAAAATACATTTAGAGACTTTGAATCAACTCCAGCTATAGGAACTCTACAAGGTGGTGGATATCGAGTACCTCCTGCAGGTGGTCCTATCCCAACTCTCCCAATAATGCTCCCATAGGCGTCTACAAGCCTCTACAAGCCACCATAACTTATGAATACACTAGATCTACTTAAGAGCGACTTTAAGATCTTTCTACAGGCTCTCTGGAGCCAGTTAGACCTACCATCTCCTACACGTGCCCAATACGCAATCGCTGATTACTTACAACACGGACCAAAGCGTTTACAAATCCAAGCATTTCGTGGAGTCGGAAAGTCTTGGATTACTGGTGCTTTTGTTCTTTGGACTCTCTTTAATAATTCCGAAAAGAAGATAATGATTATTTCGGCATCTAAGGAACGTGCCGATAACATGTCAATTTTCCTTCAAAAATTAATCATTGAAACACCATGGCTTTCTCATTTACGTCCGAAATCAGACGATGCAAGGTGGTCGAGAATAAGCTTCGATGTGAATTGCTCTCCTCACCAAGCACCAAGCGTAAAGTCCGTTGGAATCACAGGTCAGTTGACCGGAAGTCGCGCCGACTTGATGGTCCTAGACGACATTGAAGTTCCTTCTAATTCCATGACAGAACTCATGCGAGAAAAGCTATTGCAACTCGTTACTGAGTCTGAATCTATCCTTACTCCTAAAAATGATTCTAGAATTCTTTTCCTCGGTACTCCTCAAACCACCTTCACTATATATCGCAAACTCGCCGAGCGTAACTATCGTCCATTCGTCTGGACTGCACGATACCCACGTGATACAGCAAACTACGAAGGATTGCTCGCCCCGCAACTCCAAGAAGATATCGAAAACAGTAAGAAAGAACGGCGTAGTAGTCAAAAAAACAAAAATCAAAAAAACAAAACCTCGTTGTACAAAGACAACAACGACTACGACTTATCCGGTCAACCCACCGACCCGGATCGATTTGATAGTACCGATCTTCTAGAACGAGAAGCTTCGATGGGTAGGAGCAACTTTATGCTCCAGTTCATGTTAGACACGAGCTTATCTGATGCTGAAAAATTCCCACTTAAAAACGCTGACCTCATCGTTACTAGCGTTAATCCTACTAATGCTCCCGAATCCATCATTTGGTGCTCAGACCCTCAAAACGTTATCAAAGACCTCCCGACTGTGGGTTTACCTGGAGATTACTTCTACTCTCCAATGCAATTACAAGGTACATGGGCACCTTACACAGAGTCAATATGCTCGGTTGATCCGTCGGGTAGAGGCTCAGATGAAACGGCAGCATGCTATATCTCGCAACGAAATGGATTCCTATACTTACACGAGGTATTTGCTTCTAAAGACGGATACTCTGACAACACGTTGCTCTCGATCCTTCGTCGGTGTAAAAAATATGGAGTTACCAAATTATTAGTTGAAACTAACTTTGGTGATGGTCTTGTCGGTGAACTCTTTAAAAAACACCTCGCTCAAACTAAACAAAACATAGACGTTGAAGAGGTACGCGCTAATGTCAGAAAAGAAGACCGGATTATCGACGCTCTCGAACCTGTCCTTAATCAGCATCGCCTTATTGTCGATCGTGGTGTTATCGACTGGGATTTTAAGTCCGACCCAGATGCTCCACCAGAAGAGCGGCTCCTTTACATGCTCTTTTATCAAATGAGTCGTATGTGCCGTGAAAAAGGTGCTATTAAACACGAC